GCAGTAGCTACCCAAGTCTCATTGCCACCCCAAGTATTGAATGGTGGGAATGATGTACTGCCCGTAGTTGAGTAAGTTGTTGGTGTAGGACTCAGGCTTGTAAATGTCGTTTTGGCATAACAAATACGACTAGATTTACCATTTTGTCCTGTAGAACCAGCAACTGCTATGGATGCAGATGACCAGTTAAAGTTGGTTGTCGTTGCAGATGTAGCATCAATCAAGATGACTGAAGCTGTGTATAAGTTGTAGCCAGAGCCAGGAGATGTACCGCTAGTAATTGTCCAGCCAGATGGTGTAAAGCTCCATGTGCTTGTAGACCATGTATATACAGAAGCACCACTAGGAACTGCTGGACTTGTAGTAGCCCATTGGTAAATCACCAAAGTAGCGGCTTTGGAGCCTGTTACCGTGGTAATGATGTCTAGGTCAATAGGTGTACCAGCATCCTGCAAATAGCTGGAGTTAGGTGCAGCAGTAGCCACAGCAAAAGCTACTTGTCTACCACCAGAAGTCGAGTAAAACAGGAACTTGGTAGTGCCAAATCCACCTGTAGCCTGATACCAGATGTAATCCGCTGGATTGGTTGATTCGGTAGTGTCGTTGCTGTTTCTCAGGCCATAGTACAAACGTCCTGTAGGCGAGTTGCTGAAGTTCAAAGAACCATCAGCACTGTCTGCATACTTAACCGCTATGTACTTGTACAGGTAAGCAATAATGATGCCTGTAGGACCAGTAATCTGTCCATTGGTAGGATCAGCAGCTAAATTCGCACCAAAATTAGCCAGCAAATAATTGATGGCATCTGATATCTCAGACTGTGATGGATCGGAATCAAGTGCGAATGGCATTAGAACGCATCCTCAACAACGGTAGCTTGCCAGTTCATTGCTGTGATATTCCAAGTATCAGTAGCATCGTTTGACTCGATCTTGACTGACAAAGTACGAGCAGCATTTTGCTGAGTCGTTACCCAAGGTGTATCAGTATTGATATTTGTAACGCCTGTTTGACCATATGTAGGCGTTTGAGCAGTCGAGTTAGCAGTACCAACAGTGATATTGATACTGCCACTACCAGAAATCTCAGGTAACAAACGGTGAGCATAGACCTTGGAACTGAAAGGAACAGGTCCTTTGTCGGTCTGCATCACCATGTTGTTACGTTCAAATCTAGCAGGAATAGCTGCGTTATTGATAAACGAGTTGCCTACAGCAGTCTGTACAAGCTTCTGTGAGGTTGAATCTGCTCTAGCATAGGTAACTACCCTAGAAGCCAAATTAAACGATCCTGAGACAACTTTAGGCGTTTCTGTAGCCATGCAAGCGTTCTGAATGTCTTTGGGAGCATTCCAAATCTGCAAGTCATAACGATATGACAGCATCTTGTTGCACCAACCTGTAGAGTTCAGATCAGGGTAATAAATCTCAATCTGATACTTTTGGGTATTGTTCACCATGAACAAACGATCATGGTAAGTAGGATTCAGATTGTTAAAGAAGTAATCCTTAACCTTTTGGTTGCCAATAGATGTGAAATTGGAACCATCAAACACCCAAATATCACGAGCATCAATACCGTAAACATTGGCATCAGTGTTTGTCCAGCAATTATTGTTAAGTAAGCCACGACCTTGGTTTAGCAAACGAACGCCAAAGATAGGTGCTGTACTGTTTTGATAGGCAATTGGGCTGAAAACTACAGTGTCCCAATAAGAACAAACGTAGAAGCTACCACCCAAGAAAAAGCCATCAATCAAAGGACCACGAACAGGAACTTCCTGCTCATTGGCTACGTTTGACAAAGTAGGTTGCCAAGTGCCTGGAATGCCTGTGTTGGCAAAAGCTTGTGACCAACGAACCGTGGTTGGGTAGTTATAAGTAGTACCGCTGATAACTTTGGTCAGGTTTCCAGCAATAAGGATATTGCCCACATTAGGAGAGCAATAATTGCGTACAAAACCAGCAGTAGTTTTAGTAACTCCAACATCGTAATTCCACTGTGAATCAGGAGTGACCGTAAGTTCATTTGATGTAGGTAAGAAATACATTGGGTTAGAAAGAGTGTCATTGATAAAAAACACATTTCCAACCCAAACAGAAGTGATATTAATATCGTTTGTATAGCCATCAATATATGCAGCTGGATTAGCTCCCACACCAGGAGTAATATTTGTCACCCCTGCTGTAGTCACCATATACCAACGACCATGATCCGATGAATCACGAGTAGCTACAACAAAAACCCAATTGGTTTCACTTCTAAAACCACTATCAATATAGATAGCTTGATTGGGGATAGCAGTTAATATTTCCTGCTCACCAAAGATTTTTTTGATACCACGGACATCGGTTTCTACGTTATACCCGCTGTTGTACTCATTTGGTCCCAAAGCATTACTCGGCACATCAGGAGTAAAACTCATGTTTACAAAGGGAGTGCGTAAACGGGAATAATCGCTCATGTTATGTCACCGTAGTAGTCTCCGTCATTTGCTGGAGATTTTGGATTAGTCGGCTGTCAGATGGGTTAAATTCTAATGCTTTTTTGCATAATTCCACAGCTTCTTCCTTTAGCCCAAGATGCCAAGCACCAAGGGAGGCTAAGTCCCAAGGCTTCTCAGTCCATACTAACGGATCCATCGTATATACAGATTGTTTATCAGTAATCTGTAAGGCTTGTTTGGCAGATGAATAGCACTCTACCCATAGGTTTCTACGGTAGCAAAACATGGCTAATTCAACCCAAGGCTCTCGGGTATTGGGAGCTTCAGCGCAAGCCAATCTGAGCCATTTTTGAGCTTCCCAGCCATTGCCTAGCTCATCATGGGATTTACCCAGCAAACGCATGGCATAGCAGCGTTCATTAGCCCAAGTAGCTTCAGGCATAGCAAGGTACTTATTTAGGGCTGTAATGGCTTCTTCCCATCGGTTGTAGAACGTCAGTTCACGAGCATGGTAGAAAGCGTTACGAGGGCAATACGGGTCTTCCTTTACGGCAAGTTCCAGAAGTGGCATGTACTGTCCACGGGACTTGGTAGGATCAGGGTGATGGCTAACCAAGAGCATGTCTGTATGGGCATAAATCTCATTGATTCGTCCATCAGGTCGGGGATATTCATGTACCGGATGATGCCAGTGGTATCCGTGTCGATGGTGGATTTTTTCATAAAAGAAGGATATTCCACATCCCCAATCAAACTTGTAACGAAGCCTTGTTGTTTCAGGCTTCCAAACTCGTTCAATTTCTTCTCGCCATCCATCTTCTAAGACCTCATCCAAGTCTAAAGAAATGCAGACATCGTAGTCCCCTGGTATCAATGCTAAAGCTGCATCACGAGCTTTGTCAAATCTCCAAGGTTTGATGGCAATATCGTAAACCTTTGCACCACATTCCAATGCTTTTTCTATCGTTTTATCGGTAGAACCTGTATCGGCAATAAGAATTAAATCAGCATCTTTAGCTGAATCGCAAAAACGAGTTACGAATTGTTCCTCGTTCTTGCTAATAGCATATACAGCTATTTTCATGCTTCTGCTGGTTGAGTTTCCAGAGACTTCTTCAACATTTGCAAGAATGAATCTTTGCCAACTTGAAGTTGTTGCATTTGAAAATTGGTTGAGCCAATCTTACGATCAAGGTCTACACAGTGGTTGAACAAAGTAACTTGTTCTTCTGTGAAGTCATTGGCATCGTATTCCACATTGTCAATCGTCACGATTTGGGGCTTTTTGTTTTCCATATCGGTCTTTCAATATGCCACCAAGATCAGGTGGTGGCTTCCTGTTTTACCAAGGAACGCCTGCAGCAGTTACAGGGTTCTTTTGCAGTTCGATCTGTTGAGCCAAAGCAGCTTTAGTAGCGTCTTTATCCACACCGTTAGCCCAACACCAGTTCAGCACTTCTTGTTCTGTCACGCTGTTATAGGGGATAGCTGGCGTAGCAGGGGCAAAGCTGCAAGTGGAATAAATGGATGCGGTGTAATCACCATCAACAGCCGTAGCAGTCCAGTGGGCTGTGGTAATAAAACCATCTGCCACTAAGTAGTCGGTCTGTGTGATTGTCCAAGTAGTAGTCATGTTTTACTCCGGTTTAGTAGGCCATGTGACTTCCCAAGGAAAGCCAGTTTGTTTGCTAATGTCGCGTAGTTCTTGACGATAAGTAGCCCATGCAGCTTTGTCAACAGGTGCATCTGCTACTTGTGTCCAATCAGATTCTGTCAGCTTGTTGTTGCGTTGTTCACGGACAGATTTGGCTTGGGTTGCATCAATAGCAACTTTGGCCTCGTCATCCATGTCAGCAACGGAATACTTGGTAAACCATTGACCATCAATCTGCTCTACACCGTCACGGTAAGCTGTTTGATAGCGTGTAGGCTGGGCTTGTGGGCCTTCTAGAACCACATCTGCACCCATGTCGTTTAAGACTTCTGCTGTCAGTGGGTAAGGTAAACTGGTGTTGATATTAAGCGAACGGAACTCGCCCTCGTACATGACTGCGCCTGTTGCTCGGATTCTGATTTGCATGATGTGTCCTTATGCGATTGCCAAGAAGATGTATGTGCCGCCTGATGCATTGATACCAGCCGCTGTGCTAACGATTTGGAAGCCGCCAGTGGTTGTATAGACGCTATTGGCGTTAACTTCATCGGCCGTTGAGTTCATCAAAATGGATGGGTCTGTTCCGCTAACCATGCCTCGGGCAGTGTCCCATACATACCAGTCGCCAGTTGAATCTGTGCGCTTAATCATTACCCATCTTGCCCCACCAGTAAAGCCACAAGAGATGGTTTGCGTTGAGCCTGTACCTGTGTAGCTGCCTACTTTGCTTACGTTTGGGCATGATGCGAACAGCCAAGCAACTAATGTTGCTCCATTTTGGTTTACTGAACCGGATGTACCGACTCTAAATGTCGTTGATGTTGGAGATGTTGAATTCCAAAAACCACTTCCTTGACCGATATCCGATGTGCTTTGCGAAGTGTTTAATGCAAGGGCATATGTGTTTGCGTTTACACCACCGTTAAAATAAGAACAATACACTTGCCAAGGTTGTGAAGATGACGTGCGCGATTTAACAATCATCAATTCAGGGGCGACACCAAGATTGTGGTTTAACGATTGAGCACTTCCCGTCCCTGTATAGCAAACCTCATCAAAGAAGCCGGGGGCGCGACCAAGCAACCAACCCGTTAAAGTTGTGTCATAAGATGCTGATGTGACATAAGCACCTATATTGGTGTCAAGTAACCAAGGACTACTACTTTCTGCATTTGTGTTTGATGTCACAAGGTATTGTTGCCCGCGAAGCCTATCCACTGCATATTGAAAAGGTGAATAACCACCCGACCTTTGGGCTTGAATTAACAAGTCTAGTGGGTAGGTTGTTGTCCAACTTGGATTTGAGCCTGAACCTGAACCTGATACAGGGCCACGGGCTGCTTGCGGCGTAAACACCTTAGTCGCATCCGTAGGCACTTTCATCGGGCCTCTGCGGATGGCTATGTAGATGACGGTTGCACTGGCAGGAAATCCCCCGTTACAAGTAAACCCTGTTGCAGTTACTCGCAAACCAGAAAACGGCCCAACGGCTTCTGCACCTGATGTGTTTGCAAGCAATTGAGAATATCCGTCAGCATTCCAAGTCCTCATGTTATCTACCATTACCCATGAGCCTGTAGAGTCTGCTCGTTTCATCATGGCCCACTGCGGTTCATAACCCAAGTTTACGGTTGCATTGCCGCTGCCATCAGTAGTAAAAGACCCACAAGAAATCACATTGTCTGTACCAGTAAGGCCAAAGCCTCCTGCGTTGTGAGCGAATAGGTAGGCAACGTAAGTGTTGCCGTTGCCGTTAATTTCGCTAAAGTCGGAAACGCTAAATGTTGTGCTGGAAAAAGGCGTTGTACCCCAAAAATTGGAAAACCTTTGGTCTACTGCATTGGTCGCGTTTAACTGTAAAAAGTCACCTTGATTAGCTAACGCACGGTGGTAAACCATCCAAGGATTTGAACCACTGATTTGTTTTACGATTACGCAGCCAGGAACTGAGCCAAGATTGTGTGATATTTGTCTGTTAGCAACGCCATTCCCCGTATAAGTCACAACATCAAAGAACTTTGGCTGTTTGCGGAATGTCCATGAGGCGTATGAATTACCACTTAAATTTACATCGCCTTGTACTGTATCAGCACCAAGCGTAAAACCATTTGAATTAAAGGAAGTTAAACTGTCAGAACCTGAAATGTTTGCACTTGTACCATTGCTAATAAGATAAACACCAGCGCCTCTTGCTGTGTCAAACCAAGCGTTACTTCCTGCAGTATTTCTACATTTAATCCAAGTTAACGCACCTTTTCCTGATTCGTCAATGCCATTGGTGATGGTCTGTGTAGAGCCGTTGCCTGTGTAAAGGTATGTGCTAAACACATCCTCAATGTAGTTAGCAGGTGCTCCACCAGCACCAGCAGCAGCCATGATGATGTCGTTAGTGCTCATTTGCAATCTTTCGCCAACACAAGACCTGTCCAGGTTGTGCCAGCATCGTAAGTAAAGAAGCCCAACACATCACGGCCTGAGCTAGTCAGTGTAGGTGCTGTACCACCAGCCCATTTGACGTTTGACCACCAGTTCACAGTTGCACTGCCACCGTTGGTTAGATCAAGGATAAAGCTGGCTACTGTACCGCTTGCAGGTGTGTTAGACACCGTGAAGGTTGTTGTGCCGCTGATGGTCTTGCTGAAGTAATTGCCTGTAGACAGGTCAATGTTGCTGGCAGATATGGCTGATTTATGCTCTTGGATTGCTCCAGTAGCCATGATGAAGTTGCCACTTGCATCTATACGTGCGCGTTCTGTAGCCCCACCTGTTGAAAATGTAATTGCTGCTGCCGAATATGCGGCAGTTAAATTCATGTTGCCAGTTGAGCCGTTATATAACTCAATAGACGAATAGTAAAGACCTGATGGGCCATTACCAAAAAGTTTTTTACTTGAGTCAATTAAGATATTTCCAGCACCCGCATCGGTTGTAGTTCCAACAGACAAACCACCAGCTGCCGACAAGGTCATTGCTTGTGTGAAGGAAATAGCATTACCTGCTGTGCCGCTGGGGGCTATAAACCAAGCGTGACCGCCAACTGAACCGTTGTTTACGTCATATCGAGCCGCAGTTCCAGTAGCTGCATATTTGTAGCCGCTGTTGTAATACATATTAGCGGCAAGACGCAAATCACTACCTTGAACACCCCATATAGAGTTTCCAATGTTTCCGACTTCAATTGCTTTACCAAGATTCCAAGCACTAGGAGTAACACCTAATCCAAGGTTGCCGCTGGAGTCGAGGCGCATCTTTTCAGCATTTGTCCCTGTTGCATCAAGAACAAAAGACAAAGCGTTTGAGTTAGCCGCAGAAGAACCAATCGCTATGCCCCAAGTATTTCCATTTGCGCCTAATGCAAGACCAGCATATGCGGAGGCAGAGTTTGTTTGATTATCAATCCTTGCCCATGTATATGCCGCTTGGTCTTTTCGCGCTTGAAGCAATTGAGAAGGCGAACTTGTACCAATACCTAAGTTGCCTGAACTGTCGAGGCGCATATGCTCAGTTGAGCCATTGCCAGTAAAGGACAAAGCAGAAGTACCTGATGCGTTGTTCCAAATAGCACCAGACGATGAATTAGTAGCATCGTCAAAATAAATCTTGTTGGCGCTCCGCAATTCAATGTAGCCAGTAATCTTCTGATTGCCAACAATATCCAGCTTTGCACTAGGACTACTTGTTCCAATACCCAGCCCTGTGCTGGTTAGGCGCATTTGTTCGCCACCACCAATACTCCAACGCTGATAAATTGCCGCGCCTGCTAAAACCGCATCTGCTCCATCATTGTTGATTACAACTTGGTCTGAAGTGTTAAATTTAATTAACTCAAAAGCACTTGTACCTGCCGCATTTGTGCCACGTAGCGAAGCGTTGTTTGCCAAGGACGCATCATTTGCTGTAGCAAATCCGGGGATAACAGCGCCTGAACCAAAACGTGTATTGCCATTTACAAGAAATGTTGACCCATTCCAAGTCAGCGCAGACCCAGTAGCAAGCGCACTTGTAGAAGATGCGTATACAACACCGTTTGCAGTGAAGGATGTGAGTCCTGTACCACCGTTGGTAGTTGCTACTGTGCCTGTGACGTTAGCCGCTGTGCCTGTGGTGTTCTGATTGAACGTAGGCCAAGTGAACGTGCCGGTGCTAAAGTTGCCGGATTGCGGTGTGCCAAGAATCGGTGTGGTAAACGATGGCGAAGTAGCCAAAGCAACCACAGTGCCCGAGCCAGTTGTCGAATACGATGTGCCCCAAGCAGAACCTGTGGAGTTGGCAATACCAGCAGCAGGATAAGTCGTGGGACCTGTAGAACCAGTTGGACCAGTTGGACCAATCTGATTGTTCATCACTTGAGAAACAACAACAATTGCACTTGGAGATGCAGGACGAGTAGGACTTGTTCCACCAGCCTGATAGACCAAGCTAACTGATGTTGATGAACTAGACCAATAAATTTGAACAGTATCGTTAGCAGCAATATCCAATAACCATGTGCAACTGGTTATGGCTACGTTGCCAGAACCACCCAACAATTGAATGTCTTGCAGAGTATTGGCTACGTTTGTACCGTTTTGCGACAACCAAGTTCTAAATATTGGATTTGTACCTGTTGAATTAGATGCAGCAATTTCTTGGGTAATTAAATATTTACCAGCACTAGAAAATGTTAATGTTCCTGCGGAATTTGTAATACCAGAAGAACGAACTGTAGTATCTAATGCAAGTAAATTAGCTGTTGTACTACCGCCATTTGATTGATTGGCAGTACTAATAAACAAACCATAAAAACCTAAAGCACCACCAGGACCTGTAGGTCCCATAGTTCCTGTTGGGCCTGTAGGACCTGTATTACCAGTATTACCTGTAGGACCAGTAGGACCTGCAACTGTTGAAGCAGCACCTGTTGGTCCAGTAGGACCAGTAGCACCTGTTGCACCAGTAGAACCTGTGGGACCAGTGGGACCTGTGATACCTTGGATGCCTTGTGCTCCAGTAGGACCTGTGGGACCAGTAACACCTTGAACGCCCTGAGCACCAGTGGATCCTGTAGGTCCGGTTACACCTTGAATACCTTGTGCTCCTGTTGGTCCAGTTGGCCCTGTAACGCCCTGGATACCTTGAGAACCTGTAGGACCAGTAGGTCCCGTAGGACCTGTTACGCCAAAATTTACCGTGCTGTTATAAAGACCTGTTGTTTCGGCACTGCTGTTTGCGCCAACAACACTAGAACTGGTTCCGTAAAGACTGCTGGTAGCCATCTTTTACCTCACTTAAACGAATAACGATATGTACGGGGCTGGAATTCTGATGTGAGGTGTTGGTCACCACCACGCCATTTACCTTTGTAATTTTGGTCTTCAATCAAGCCATAAGCAGAGTCAAAACGGTCTAACCATTTTTGAGCTTCTTCTACGTTTTTGTTTTTATCGTAGTAAGCCCAAAGTGTTCCATAAAAATATCCTTCTGGGAATGAAGCAAGAATTGCATTATTTTGAACAATTGGATATGTAGAGTCAGCAGTTGGACTAAATAAAAATGGGAAAGTGCGCTGATAGTACGCTTTGATGGTGACGTTTTGACCTGGGTTAGGTGTAAAGACGTAATGCTGACCAACTTCTGAGAATGAAGCACGTATCACTCGTGGTACACCGAAAGGACGGATGTACAACTGGTCAATCATCCTGCGTCTAATAATCTCACGGTCACCAACTCGGTCATAAATGATCCAAGGACCTACGTTAGTTGCACCTGCTGGTTGCTGAGATGGATATGTATCTTGGAAGAACAGAATAGGAAAGCACATATCCCCTGGAATAGGAGCCATGCCATTAGCATCTGTTGTCAATACTGTAGGGCTTGTAGCGTCATATGGGTCTGAACGCAAAGCAGGTAACTCAATTGTTCGCATTTTCAGTTCTGCCATTTGAATAGCATTACTGATTTCGATGGCTGAGTTTGACGGTATTTTCAGAATGACAGTAGGAAAATTTACTGTATTCCAAATTAAATCAGGGTCATTGACACTTACATTTGTAGAAGTTACTGCTGTAACCAATGTAAATGGACCTCGTAGGCTTGCACCAATAAAGTCACCTACCAAAATGGCAGATGTTGGATCAGCAGAGCAACCAATAACGCCAGTAGTAGCGTTGTAAGAGGTTGCATTGATGCTGATGCTGTTAGGAACTGCGCCAACCCATTGTGAAATTCGACTGACTAAGCTATTTGCAGACTGAATAAACAAAGGATTGGACATGTTTTTTCCTTACTTAGTCGGTATTGAGGGATTATACGGAATAGGAATTTTTCCGCTAGGGTGAACAACAAAATCTGAATAATCCCGATTCACAATTGCGTAGAACAAGATTTTATCTTGCTTGTCCTGCTTAATCAGTTCCCAAGGACGATTATTAAAGTACTTGGAACTAATTTCATGGGCAAAGCACTTAGGCAATTGCATCATGTGTGCAGTACCAGCAAAAAACGGATTATCAGTGCCGTGTTGTTTGTAGAACTCACGTAATGCTTTGCATTGTTCTCGTACAGCCTCTACGTTCTTTTGTTCATATTGAACATAACGTACACCATCTTGTGCGCCAACTTTATAGTTGATGTTAGGGGTGTTGAAGGTCTGTGACCAAGTGCCAGACTTGACTTCATTAAAGAGCTTGTCGTTATGACGGAAAACACCATCAATGCCGCCTTCTAGGATGCCTTTGGTGTAGTACTCTTCGTTGACTTTTACATCGTCTTCCATTGCTTCCTCCATGCTTTACCAAAGGGAGCTACTAGAACTCCCTTCAGTAAAGCCCCTGAGGGCTTTTGGTTTAGACCAAGTAACGCTTGACTTGGGCAGCAGGACGAGGAGTCGTCACAGCAGCACCAGTGGGCGAAATGGCAGCCAACACAGCCACACCTGCGGGGTTACGCACAATCAGCGTACCTTCCATGATGTACTGGTCCAAAGAAGCGT